ATGGTCTAATAGCTCTTCATTCTCTAGCTCTTCATTCTCTTCATCTAATACTATTTCATAGTTCATTGAGTGCCTAGTATCATTTGTTAACTCTACGTCTCCTATCTGTTTATTATACCTATAGAAAGGAGCAGTTTTAGATACAGCGTTTAACCATATCATCCTAGTAACGTAGGAATAAATATTACCCTCATATATTACTTGTAGCTTATTCTCATCCATTTCGCATACCGATAACATAATGAATTGGTATAGGTCTTTATATAAGTCTCCTCGTTTAACCCACTTCTGGCAGCACTTTAGATACCTAGTATCGTTGGCTACAATTTCTATTATTTCTCTTTTTGTTAGTATCACATTGCAAATATAATACACCTTTTTAAAATTCTTTTATAATTTATATTGTTTATTTAAAATAATGTTGTATCATTGCATAAAACAAACAGACCAATGACATTAAAAAGAAATATAAGTTTATCATTTAGAGGGGTTTTAAGTAGCTTGGTCGGTGCTTTTTTGTTTTACCCTCTAAGTGGTATCCTTAACCAAATAGAATAAAAGTATATATTTTAGTAAGAAGAACTTTCAGGAATTACAAACGCATCGCAGGTGTTTAACAATTATAATAAAAATTACTCTCATTTGGGTTGCTGCGATCAGCCCTTATGGGGGTTTTTTGATTTAACAGGATGGCTTACTTTACAAGCTAACATATTATGGTTTCAATAAAATATCATTCCGTATCATCTCATTACGGAGAAACAAGGCTAGGATGTATTGTTCAAGACAAAAAAACAATATTAATAGCTATTACAGACGATGCTAAAACATTTAACGACCACTATCAAAGTGTTAGTTTAGATGTAGATACAGCAATCAAACTACAAAAACATTTAAAGAGGCTTATAGCTGAGATAAAGGGGGCTAACAATGGCGAATGAATTACCTTACTTTAGGTTTACAGTACAAGCTTGGCAAAATGGAGACATTAGCCTGGAGTCTTATGAGATGAAAGGATTTTTTATAGATGTATGTGGATACTATTGGATTAAAGATTGTAGCATAACTCTAGCAATGCTACATAAAAAGTTTAACAATGATATAATGATTTTAGAATTGATAGAATTAGGTATTATTAAACACGAAAACAAACACGATAAAATAAATATTGACTATCTTAATAAACAGTACGATATGCTAAGTGAGAAACGCAAACGTAGACAGGCTGCTGGTTCTAAGGGTGGCAATGCTAAAGCAAAGGTTAAGCAAAAGCCTAGCTATAAAGATAAGGATAAAGATAAGGATAAAGATAATAAACTCTTTAGTGAGTTTTGGGATTTGTATAACAAAAAACAAGGAGACAAAGATGGTTGTATAAAAAAATGGAAACAACTAACAGATGAGGAGAGACAAAAAATTATAAAAACCTTACCTTCGTTCTTATCTAAAATAAAAGATAAACAATACCAACCTTTACCTGCTACTTACTTAAATCAGAAAAGATGGAACGATGAAGGGTTATCTACGGCAACTACAAACAAATACTCTGTTGAGATGTTAAAAAGGGCTAAGAATCTATGGGAGATGGATAAAATTATTACTAAAGGATTTGATAAAAACGATTTACACTTAATAGGCTACTAAAATGAAAGGATTTAAAATACTTAAACACACAGACATAAGTGATAAATTAGAGGAGTATCACAGATTAGGAGCAAAGAAAGGAGTTTATCTAGGGTTTGACTCTATGAAGGATTATTACTCAATGAGAACTACTGGAGTTACTGATTGGACTGGACTACCTCAAAGTGGTAAAACAGAATTACTACTTGAATGCCTTTTTAATACTGCTACTTTCTATGGTTGGAAGCATTTATTATTTGTACCTGATATTGGAGAAGAGATAGAGGTAATGGCTATTCTTATTCACAAGTACACTGGTAAAACATTTGATAAGAAATACAACAACTACATAGATATACAAGAGGTTTGGACTGCATCGGCTTGGTTGTTAGAGCACTTTCATATTATGACTAAAACAGAACCTACAGCAACGATAAGCCCTAAAGAGTTTTGGGATTTTGCAGTAGAGTACAAAAAAGAGCATGGAATACAAACAGCGACTATCGATAGTTGGAAAGATATGCGACACGATTACAAAGACTTTGGAGGCACGTATGCACAGTATCTATCTTATATGCTACCTTACAGAAATGCATTAAGTGAGAAGAACGATATACACTTTCACACTATCATACATCCTAAGACACCTAGAAGATTTGAAGGTAAAATACAGCAACCAGACATAGATGATATGGAAGGTGGTGCACAATGGAATAATAGTGGTAAAGTTATCATAAGCGTTCACAGAGAAAATAAAGAAGGTACGGATGCTAATGTTAAGATGCTAAAGATAAAGCCTAAGATTGTAGGAAAGTGGGGTTTCTTTGGTATTAACTTTGATCCAACAGTTAGTAGGTATTATGATATTAATCCACACACTAGAGATCAAAAACAATTTGCAGCAAAAGAAATAAAAGAGAAACCTTTAGAACCTAATACTAGTTTTTTTAAAGAATAATGATTAACTTTGAACAATGACGAATTGTATATGATTTGTTGAGGAACGAGATAAAATATATACGGTATTATGCACCGTTAATTTAAAACTAAAAATATTATGAGTACAACGTTTGGAGTTAAAGTCCCTTCACTTTATGATGAAGGTGAATTCGAAGAAATAGAGGTAGCTTTTAGAAGCAGTTATATAAGGTGGAGAAATCCACTCGCACAACTATTACCAGATGACTTAGAGGTTATCCCTTTAGATAATTCAGCACAAGGTATATACACAATTGGAGATATTAGAAAAGCTATTGATGATAATGGTGTATAACATCTTTATAAACAACACTTTTGTTATAACAAAACAACATAACCAACTAAATACCAAAATAATGAATAAATTAAAACTATTAGAGTTTACTTGTCAAGATGAAGCTATAAGCTGGTCTATTAATTTCTTACAAGAGGGATTAGATAAGTTTATAGAGAAGAACCCTAAATCAGATGTAAAAGTAAGAAAAGGCGTTATAGGCGTTTTAAGGGCTTATCGTGAGACAACCTTAGAATTATACCAAACTGAGAAAGTAATGACTAGAAAGTACTTAGAAATGGCTAAAAAAGTAGATTTACTTACTAAGGTTAACAATGAGAATGCAATACTAATTAAAAACTTAAAAAAAGGATTATGAAAATAGAAGAACAAATTAAACATTTTGAGACATTTGTAGAAGCTCAGAAAAAGATAATGCTTAGTAAAGGGAATGACTATGCTAATGATGATAGGTTAAACAATTTTAAAGTAGCTGGAGAGGTTTGTGGTATACCAGCAGATGTACAATGTTTAAGCTTAATAGCTACTAAGGTTGCTAGATTGGGAGTGTTATTAAAAACTAAAAACCCTAATAATGAAAGCATAAGAGATAGCGTTATAGACTTAGCTAACTATACTGCTTTGTTAGATATGTTATTAAGCGAGACAGAACCAGCAGCTCCTAAAAGCTTGTTATGGGAGAAAGATAATTAATAAATCATAACAGTTTATTAAAATAGTGTTTTATATTTGCTAAAAACTTTTAAAAATGAATGTACTAGTTATTGGAGATTTACACGAACCATTTACTTTAGATGGCTACTTAGAATTTTGTAAAAAGACCTATAAGAAATACAATTGTAATAAGGTTGTATTTATAGGAGATGTAATAGATAACCACTATAGCTCCTTTCACGAGACAGCAGCAGATGGTATGGGTGGAGGAGATGAGCTAGACCTAACTATCTCTAAGATAGCTAAATGGTATAAAGCTTTTCCAGATGCTCACGTTACACTAGGTAACCATGATCGTATCATAGTCCGTAAAGCACAAACAGGTCAAGTACCTCAGAAGTGGATTAAAGAATTTAAAGATGTCCTTAAAACCCCTAAATGGAAGTTTGTAACTGATATTATTATAGATGATGTTAGATATGTTCATGGAGATAAAAGCGGCAAGCCTAATATGTCAGCTAAAAGAGATATGATTAGTACAGTCTCAGGACATTATCACACAGACTTTTATATTAATTGGTACTTTGGTAAAACTAGAGCTATCTTTGGTATGGCTGTAGGTTGTGGTATTGATAGTAAATCTTATGCTATGGCTTATATGGCTGGAGGCAGAAAA